CTAATAAATTAGTGGGTATCCTGCCTAAAATTTTATGAAGATGCATAAAATTGGTGGAGAAATCTTAGAGATTCTAGATCGATTAGATATAGTTTCTAAAGAAGAACAAGCAAAAAAGATTGTTGAAGCTTTATCTAACGCAATACATGGTGAAAGACAATGAGTCCTGAGACCGCTTTCGCAAACGGCGAGATTACTCATGATGAGTACAAGAAATACAAAGAGATAGAGTCTTGGAAACTAAAAGACGGACGTGTGCAGAATGACTGACGAGCTAGATATGTATACAACGACCAATATATGTGCTAACAATGTATTTTTAGGAGTTAATGGTTCAATAACGTGTGATAGAGATAAAAGGAACAAACGTTGGGTGTCTGCGGAAAGTCTGAGGAAATGGATTAAATTATATCAATGTGGATCAAGCGAACATAAATGTAGTTTACTTAATGCAGATGCTTTATTAAAAGAACTTGAGTCCGCTAGAGGAAAAGGTGAGTGAGATGGATATTGTATTTTTGATTAAAATTATGAGTTTTTTATTAATCTGTTTAATTTCACCATTTATTAGTCTAATAATTACAGCTTTTCTATATAATTATTTTAATGACAAACAGATTTTTGGTATAAGTTTAATAGTTTTTTATAGTATTATATTTTTTAGTATAATAAGAGAAATTAATAATTAATGGTGCGGAGAAATGAGTGAAAAAGAAATCGCAAAAGTATTATTAAGTGAATTTAATTGGATGTGGAAAAAGCATCTAAAAGGACACCTAACACAACAACAATTTTCAAGATATTTTAGAAAATCTTGTAAAAATTATATAGAATGATTGATCGGTAAAGGCGATTCACCGAGGGCTTTTTGAATATAGTCCTTTATTTCGTCGCCGAAATTCAATCAAAGTAATCCGATAAACAGAACATAATAGAATGACGATAGGGTGGGATCATCACTGCGGTTCAATTGTGTTAAAACAACAAGAGGTCCGTAATGTTATGTCAGAAATAGGGCATTATAAATCCTAAGCTTGAGAGAGATACTAAATACTTTTGGTGCAACTCCCTCTTGTTGGCTGGTCGGTAGATTAAAAAGAAGTGAGTGTATGACAGCACAAGATATGCATGACGCAATAAGCGAAATGTTTTTTAACAGAGACACGAATGATCTTAACTACATATTGTACGGAGATCAAGTATCACCAGGGCAAGAAGATATTATAGATTGTATAACGTATTGTGATAACAAGCGTGTAGTAATAAATTGTATGACACAGTATGGTAAATCGTTCTCAGTAGGTAAAGGTATAGGAGATTATATTCTTATAAACAATAACAAAAAAGTAGTAATCATTGCACCAACAAATGAACAGACTAAGATTATTATGACTTACGTGTTTGATAATATTTCTAAGTGTAGTTATCTCCAAGAATTGCTCCCTGATAGTTATGAATCAATTTCTGATAGACTTTCTCAACAAGCATCGAAACGTAGGATCAGGTTTAACAATGGGTGTGTACTTGAACTAAAATCTGCTGAGGGTAAAGGAGAACGTTTAATGGGTTTCGGTTACGACTTAGTAATTATAGACGAAGCTTGTTTAATTAATCAAGATGTATACGAATCAAAGATATTAAGACTATTAACTGCTAACCCTAACGCTGTACTTATTTTAATTGGTAATCCTTGGAATCGTAACAACTTCTTTTTCAAAGCATTTATTAATCCTAGTTATCATAAAATTCATGTAGATTATAAACAAGCGTTAGAAGAAAAACGTGTAACTCAAGAATTTATTGACGAAGTACGTGATACTATTTCTCCATTACATTTCAAAGTATTATATGAATCAAAGTTTCCAACTGAATCAGAGTATCAACTTATACCACTTGAACATATAAATCAAGCAATTAATAAACGGCTTAAGATAGATAAAGGATACAAGATAGTTAGTTCTGACATTGCTTCTATGGGTAACGATTTTACTGTACATATATTTGCTCAAGTAATAGGAGAATTTTTATTTGTTTACGATATTAAACATCAATCAAAGAAAAATCCTGAACAAGTAGCTGGTACTATTTTATCATATTTTAAAATGGATAGTATGCTTTCTCATAGTTACGTTGATAGTGTAGGTATTGGTGAGGGTGTATATGCAAATCTAGTTAGAGAGAAAATAGATGTATATCCAATTAAAGCTGGAATGAATCCTAGTAATAAAGGACGTGATAGTGGTATTCTTCGTAAGTTCCAATTTTCTAATAAGAAAGCTGAATTATATTGGACACTTAAAGAAATGTTTGAACAAAAGAAAATCTTTTTCAGTAACGATCTTGATAAAACCGAACTACGTAAACTTATTGAAGAAATTACAAGTATTGAATGGGAGGTTGATCGTAAAGGAAGAATATGTATAATTGACCACAAGAAAGAAGCAAAGTCACCTGATTGGGCTGATGCACTGGCGTATATGATGGAAGAAGTAATTTTAGGTCGACAAGGTGTATTCAACGTTGAAGTAAGTAATGAGTTACCCCAAGACGAACGTAGAGTTAATCCAAATGGTTACATTGAAGAACAAGAAGAAACTCCATAGGTAGATATTTATGTTAAAACGAATAATTAGATTTATGCAAGGTTGTATATTTTGCGGAAGTAGAAACCATACTATATTTGATCACAATAGATATTTTGCTCTTATAACTTTAATAATAATTCTAATTCTTGCTATCTCTTTATTTTTTATTGATAACAGTTTATGTATTAAATTAATTGCTGCAATTATACTTGGAACTATGTTTTATTACTACGTAATTAGGTTCACAGATTTAGTCACTAGTCGGTAGATATAGATACTTTAATATATAGTTCATGCTATAACGTTATATATAAGTACATTTTCTAGAAATTTTATTGTATGGTTGATTCTACTGAGCAGTTAGAAAACTATTCTAAAAACTATAGTATCAAATGGGATACGAATAAATCTACTAATTCTAACGTAGAATCAATTACAAAGTCTAATTCAACCATAGACAACCTAACTAAGGATGTAGTTGCGGTAGAAACTAAATCTCCGGGTATATTAAACACCAATATTAATACTATTCAACCTGCCGTTTCTTCATCCACTTTATCTCCTTATTCTAGTTACATACAAAATTATGATCTTGATAATCCTGATAGTCCACAACATAAAGCACAGACAACTCAATGGTATTATAATCCTGTATACGGTTCGGCACGTAACCTTAACATTAGTTCACTACGTTCTTGGGCAAGTCTTGAAGCTATCCAGATCTGTGTAAACAAATTAATCAAACGTATTAAACGTCTTGACTGGGATATTGTAATTAAAGATCAAACTCTTAGTGATGAAGAAAAAGAAAAGCTTGAACCAAAAAGACAAGAACTGGTTAACTTTTTCCAATACTGTAATGGTCGTGGCGAAGAAATATCTGACGTACTAGCTAGTATGTTAAGAGATTCGTACACACTAGATGCAGGGGTAATTGTTAAAACGTTTAATCTTAAAGGCGAGTTAGTAGAAATCGGTGCTTATGACGGAGGAACATTTGTACGTAACTTTGATGTACATGGAATGCCTCCAACAGTTAATAATTATTTAGCAGATGGAACAAGAATACCTGCATACTTTCAATACTCAATAGTAAATACAGGTAGAGGTCCACTTCCTTTCTATGACGAAGAAATTGTATATTTTATTCAAAATTTAAAATCATATTCATTTTATGGAACTAGTCCAGTTGAAATACTTAAAGAACGTACTCTAAAATATTTATTTAGGTCGGGTAAATTTAACGCAGAATATTTTGAAAAGAATGCTGTCCCTGCCGCAATCATTTCTACTCAAGGAATGAATGAAACTAATAGAAAACGTGCAATGGATTTCTGGAACGCTAAGGTTAAAGGAAATGATCATAAAGTACAATTTATTGATGGAGAACTAGTAATCAACCAACTTCAACCATCACAGAAAGACATGGAATTTATTGAAGGATCTAAATTCTTTTTAAACCAAACAGCACAGATCTACGGACTTAATGCAAACTCTATTGGTATTACTGATTCAGTCGGATCAAAGAATGTAAGTGAAAACCAATCTGAACAAGTAGATATTGATGCAGTTCTTCCTACTCTTGAAATGATCGAACGTAAGTTAACTAATGAAATAATTCCACACTTCTTTTCAAAACCTGAAACAGATACAATGGGTAATCTAGTTAATGTTATTACTAAAGAAGAAGTATTTGATACTCCTTTTGAGTTTAAGTATCTAATAACAGATACAGCTGAAGAACAACGTAAGTTTCAAAATATGCTATCAGAAGTTGGTATGGGTACACTTACTCGTGACGAATTTAGACAAGAAATGGGCAGAGAAGCGTTACCAGAAGAAAAAGAATTTGAAGATAATGATCCTAAAAAAGATAATAAAGAAGATGATAAAGATGAAAAAGAAAGCACTAATGAGAGCGATAAAGAGGATAAGGACAAAAATATTCAGAGAGAACCTATCTCAAAAAGAATAACTAAACAACAAGATTTACCAGAAGTTGATACTGAAACTAGTGCATATGATAAAACAATTAACCGTTTTGAAAAACAGTATATGAGTATCTATAGTAAAATGGATACATCTAATTATCAATCAACCATAGACATTTTAGATAATATTTCTACCGATCAACTAAAAAACAATTTTAACGATGTAACCAAGGATGTTGATCGTGCATTAAATCAAAACTTATTAGTCATGACTGGTCTTGTAAGTGGTATAGTTAGCACCATGTTTGCAACTTCATACGAGCAAGTAGAATCCCAATCAAACAGGCAGTTTAATATTCCATCTACACTTGATTCAGTTAAACTTAAAGAAAATATGACTGTAAGTAATGTTGATCTTATTACAAACGTTTCACAAGACCAAAGTAAAGGTATAGTTCAAACTCTTCAAAGTGGAATAGATAATAATAAATCAATACCACAGATCAAGAAAGATTTAGTACCTATTATTAATTCTGAAACAAGAGCTGAAGCTATAGCAAGAACTGAAGTACTTAAAACGTTTGGTAAGTCAGCCGATCAAGCTGCAAGAGATGCAGAGATATTTCAATACAAAATGTAGATAACTGCCGAAGATGAACGTGTCCGAGTTTCACATAGACAAGTAAATGGCCAGATTAGAAAGATCGGCGAACCTTTTGACATCCCTGCATTTGGTAAGAATCCAGCAGAAAAGCTTATGTTACCAAGAACAGGTAGTGCGGCTAATAGTGTCAATTGTCGTTGTACAGTTAATTATTATGTTACTTTAGAAGAAGCAGAGGAGAATCAACCATGATGATGGAAAAGAGACTAATTAATTTCGTTGTAAAGAAATCAGGTAATAATTATAATGCTGTTTTAAGTTCTGATAGTGTAGACAGAGACGAAGAAAGAATAGGTTTAAACTTGTTAAAGGTTTGGGCAGGTTCAGGTTTTAGTCTTCCTATGCTTACAGATCATCAAAATAGTATAGATGCCTTAGTAGGTCAATGGAAAGATAAAACATTTGTTGAAGAGAACGGTACAGGTTATCTTAAAGCAACCCCAGTTTTTATTTCAAAATGTAATCCGAAAGGTGACAAGATTAAAGCTGCCCTTGATAGTGGTATGCCTTTAGGCGTCTCCATAGGTTTTGCACCGACAGAATCTCAAGTAGTAACTGTAAACAATAAACAAATTACAGAATTTACTGCTGGAAGTTTACTTGAAGCTAGTTGGACACCAGTACCAGCTAACCAAGATGCGTACGGATACGTAGCAAAATCTTTAAACATTATAGATCATGATTCCAAACAAAACACAACAAAAAATATAAATGGTGATAATACTATGACCGAGGAAAAACCAGTAGAAGCTCAACCTGCAGTAGATGTTCAAGCTACACCAACAGAACAACAAGTAGAACAACCAAAACAGGAAGAAGCAACTAAAGAAGAACCAGTATCTGAGGAAGCTCCAGTAGAATCAGTTGAAGAGGAAGTAACAGAAGAACCTGCTCCAGCTGAAGAAGTTGTTGAGACTCCAGAGAAATCGGCAGATACACAAACACTTATTACAAAAGCAACTTCTGATCTTAATACTAAACTCGACAAAGCTATTAATTTAGTTAAAACTCTTGAAAAATCAAACAAAGAGTTAGAAGCAAAGATTAAGAAACTTGAAAAAGCTCCAATCAGACGAGCGGAACTTCACAAAGAGTTTGCAAACAAAGATACAGAAGCAGAAAATTCAACAAAAGCACTTGGTGGTTTATCCATTAAAGGTTTAGTTGAGGAAGCAAAAAAATTGACAGGACGTGAATAATGATGACAAATAAAGCAGAATTTCAACAAATCGATGGCGAAGTTAATCCAAATATGGAATACGCTAAAGGTTTCGGTGAATTAGCACACAAAACAGCATATTCTGGTTATCCAGAACATGGAATGACTAACTTAGGAGATAACAAAGCAAAAATGATTGATATTCCTAAGGTATACCAAAAACACGTAACTGATATTAGAACAAAAGCACTAGACCCAACAACTGGAACTACTCCAACTAACGCAGGTCAAGTACTTGTACCAGTATCAGTAGATAGAGAATTTACTAACTTAACTGTAGTAGAAACTCCGTTAAGAACTTTAATTAGAAGAGTATCTAACCAAGGACTTACAGCAGATTACAACAGAATTACTGCACTTGGTGGCGGTTCATTCTTAGGATTAGGAGCAGCAATTCCTCCATCAGAAGAAACTTACACAAGAGCATACGTTCCACTTAAGTATATGTACGTAAGAGGAGGAGTTCTAGGACAAGCAGAAGCTGGTATGGCTGGATTCTTCTCAATGGGAGGCATGGAACTAGAAATTATGAACAAAACAAATGCTATGTACCAACTTGAAGAAGATACTATTATTAACGGTGCAATTGCAACTGATCCACTTGAGTTCGATGGACTTATTACAATTGTAACTGCAGGCGGACAAACAGATAATAAAGCAGGTGCAGCTATCAGTCTAGATGATATTAGAGCAATGGCTACTGATATTTTTGAAGCAAAAGGTAAACCAAGTTTAATCGTAACTGACGGAAATACAATGGATGCAGTATCAAAACTACTAGAAGATCAATACAGACAAGTAGACAGAGTACAAGGTGCATTCGGTATGGAAGCTATTATGTTCCATCACTACACAGGAAAAATTCCTATGATAGTAGATTACTTCATGCCTACAACAGCAGCAGGAAGAGCAATGCTTATGCTTGATATGAGACATATTGAGATGAGAGTATTATTAGATTATACATTAGTTCCATTAGGAATCACAAGAGATGCAACAGAGTTCTTTATTAAATCATATTTAGCTCTAGTCGTAAAAGCACCAACATTCCAAGGAATAATTTATAACATTGAATAGGTGATATGATATGGCAGCAATACTATTAGCAGATTGTGATTTATACAGCAACTATGGAGACTTCAAAGAAACAATCATAGTAACACCATCAACAGCAGATTCAGCAGACACTATCGACATTTCCGCATTAGTCGGAGATGGTTTACCACTTGGTATAATTGGATGGGATGTTGAAGGCGGAGATACAGCAACAGCTACTTATAACGTAAGTACTGGAGTTGTAACTATCGATGCAGCAGGTGGAACAACTAACCATACATATGCAATTACTGTACGATTTATCGGTAAAACATTTACTCCTTAGGTGATCTAGGATGACAGGTAAAGGTTTAAGGAGTCCAGAAGCAGTAGCTTCTCCTCCTTACAGTAGTGGACCATATGAGTGGAGTGAGGGTATCAACCTAAACAAACCATTCGTAGAAGGTGCAGATAGATACGTCTTAGAAGAAAACTTTGAACAAAGACCAGGTTTAAATGCAAGTGTTGGAATTACTTTCAACCCTAACTTTGAAATCTTAGGTACTAACGTTGCGGAAGCAAATGTTACTTGGGGTGCATTAGTTGGTGGTATTGAAATGGAAACTGCGGGAGCTGATAACGATCAAGTTATTATCTTACCACATCTTGACACTTTGCAAACTGCTTGGACTTCCGTACCTTGGGGTACAGAGAACCAAGTTATTTGGGAATGCGTAATTAAGACAAGTGCTATTACAGCAGTTTTAATCTGGGCAGGACTAAAGTTAACAAACACACCTACAGTCGCAACAGATGACGATCAAGTATATTTTAGATTTAGTACAGATGATTCTGATACTAACTGGGAGATTGTATCAAGTATCGGTGGCGTTGATACCACTGCAGACTCAGGCGTAGCAGTAGCAGCAAGTACAATTTATTACTTTAGAATAGAGATTGACGCAGAAAGAAAAGCACATTTCTACATAAATAATAAAAACGTGTACAATACAACTGCACTTACAAATGATGTGGACTTAATTCCATATGTTGGGGTACAAGCTTTAGCAGCAGCTGCAAAGTTCTTGTATCTTAGTAAACAAAAAATATCTAGGTATGTCTACGAATAGACATTCCTTTTTATTTTATTTTTTTAACGGTGAACAAATATGAACAGAATGAACATGGTAACCTTGAAAGCAACCGCTGACGCAGCAGGAGATGGTACTGATAGCACTGATAGTTCAGTACATGGTAATATTAAAGCTGTATATGTAAAATATGATGCAAGTAGTGCTGCAGGAACAGATGTTACTTTAAAAGATGCATTCGGTCAAACTATTGTAAATCTAGCAAATGCGAATACAAGTGTAGTAATTTATCCACGTACACCAGCACAAGATAATACTGGTACTGATGTAACTTTTGATGGTACTAACGAAATATATACAGAATTTTCTTTTTATAGTAAATTAACATTAACAATTGCGGATCAAACAGCAGCAAAAGCAGTTACAGCATATATATTATATGAATCAGCATAAACAAGGGGGTGAAAAGATTATGGCGACAAAAGCAATAAGGACTAAAGTAAACGGAAGATATGTATGGAAATGGGAAGAAGTTGACGAAACAAAGAAACCTAAAGTAGTAACTAAAAAGGTTAAAGTCGATAACACAGTAATGCAAAACGATGGTAAACCAATCAAAGAATTTGAAACAGTTCCAGTACAAGAAGAAGACAAAATTGAAAACGTAATAGAAGATGTGAAAGATGAAAACAAAGTAGTACCAAAAGAAGAAAAAAAGAAAGATAATAAGAAAAAAAAGTGATTATAAATGACCGAGAATTATCCAACTTCGATTGATAGTTATTCTACAAAAGTAGATAACGTAACTGATGTGTTAGCAGATCATGTAAATACTTTACAAGTGGGAGTACTAGCTTTACAAACTACAGTAGGAATTACAAGTTCAGCAGATACAAATAGTTTAGATTATATACTTAGGACACACGTTGCAAGTACGGCGAATCCACATAGTGTAACTAAAGCTCAAGTTGGTCTCGGAAATGTAGAAGATACAGATTTATCTACCTGGGCAGGATCAACTAATTTAACTACACTTGGTACTATTGTCACTGGAGTATGGAATGGTACTGCGATCGGCTGGACGTATGTAGATAAAACAGGATCAGATTTAGCTGATTTAGATACAAAAAGTCACACAAGTCTTACTGATATAGGTACAAATACACACGCACAAATAGATACACACATATCAAATACAAGTAATCCACATTCTGTTACACTTGAACAAGCAAGAACAGCAAACAATACTTTGTCTGGTAACATTAATGCAAATAGTTATAAAATTACTAATCTAGCTACACCTTCAAGTGGTACAGATTCAGTTAACAAAGATTATGTAGATAACCTTATCCAAGGATTAGAATGGCAAGATTCTGTCGATAGTTTTGTTAACTTTGTTACATCTGAACCAGCTGGACCAACAACTGGAGATAGATATATTAATACTACTACTGGTACTTCAAGTGGAACTAGTCAAAGCGTAACAGAAGATTATATTTATGAATGGAACGGTTCTACATGGACAGAAATAGTTCCTAACGAGGGTTTTGCGTTATGGGTAGATGATCTTGATAGAGTTTATTTATATAACGGAAGTTCTTGGATAGTTTTTGGTGGAATTGTTAACCACAATGCACTTTCAGGATTACAAGGAGGAACAACTGATGAATATTACCATCTAACTTCTGCACAACATACTGATCTTACGGATGCAGGTGATAGTGCGTTACATTACCATAGTACTGATCGAGCAAGAGCAAATCATACAGGTACACAAACAGCTAGTACGATTTCAGATTTTGATACGGAAGTAAGTAATAATACAGATGTAGCAGCTAATACAGTACATAGAACATCGGATGGTACAGATCACACTTATATAGATCAAGATTACAGAATTACTGCTTTACCTGAATGGGCAGGAGTAGCTTTGACTGACAGTTTATCTAATCCAAGTTATAAAGAAGGTTTAATGTTTTATGATGATACAAAAAAATCAATATCTTATTTTAATGATGAATCAGATGTTACTGTTAATTTAGGTCAAGAAGTTTTAATTAAAGTATATAATGATAGTGGTGCTACAATTACAAAGGGTTCGGTTGTATATCCTACTGGTGTAGATGCTGGTACTGATTTGGCTACAATAGGTCTAGCAGATGCAAGTGAAAAAGATAAATGTAGATTAATTGGAATGGCTACACATGATATTGAAAATAATAGTGTAGGATATGTAACTAGAATTGGAGATGTTGGTGGACTTAACACAACTGGTTTATCTGGTGTATTATATTTATCTGCAACTACTCCAGGAGCATATACTATGACACAACCTGATGATGGTGCATTTGTCACTACTGTTGGTGCTGTTGGTAAGGTTGACGGATCTGAAGGAACAATTGTAGTTGATCCAGTTATATCTCACATAACTGTAGAAGTAACAGATACAAACGGTTTTCCTTCAGATCAAAGAACAGGTACAACTATTAGTTTTGTAGATGGTACTAGAACATTTACTATTGCTCCAACAGGAAGTGATTTTCATTATTATATTTTAGGAGATAAATACGAAAAAACAAGTTCAGAGGATGTAGTTATTACAGATGTAAGTGGTTGTCATTTAATTTATTATGATGGATCTACTTTAACTTCATTAGCTACACCTACAGATGCTCAATTTGATGAAATAATTAGAACGAAATGTCTTGTAGCTATTGTATATTGGAATGCTACAGATAGTTTACACCAAATTTTAAATGATGAAAGACATGGTATTTCAATGTCACCTGAAACACATTCATATTTACACTTTACAAGAGGTTCTCAATATCTCTCAGGATTAGCTATAGGTGATATAGTTATAGGGAATGGTAGTCTTGATTCTCATGCACAATTTAGTAACTCTAGTGGTTTTGTAACTGATGAAGATTTACTTACTAGTATAGATGCAGTAGCAAGTACAACAGGTTTAACATATTTATATAGATCTGGGTCCTCTGGATATTGGACAAGTGCAACAAATGCAGGGTTTAGTTTCCCTGTAAGTGCTACTCCGTTACCTCAATATAATGAATTTACTGGTGCAACTTATCAGTTAACTGAAATTACATCAGGAAATTATATGTTATTACATATTTTTGCTAGTAATGATACGGGAGACAAATTGTTTTCGATTATAGGTGATACAGATTATTCTACAATTACTGCTGCAAGTATAGGTGCAGAATCTGAAATAGGTAGAATTTTAGCCGGATTACCAGTACCTGAATTTGTTGCAATTGCAAGTATAATTATTGAAGGAAAAACTGCGTTTACAAATTCTGTTCAAGCGAGAATTGTACAAACAACATTAGGAGACGATTATATTGATTGGAGAACTACTGAATTAACTGCAGGTACAACTGCAACAAATCACAATAATTTAGCTGGATTAGAATTAGCAGAATCAACTGTTACTTGGGGTCATATAGATGATCAGGCTCAAACTTTGGCAGGTATAAAAACATTTAGTAATTTTCCTATTACTCCTAGTTCAGCACCAACTACAGATTATCAAGTAGCTAATAAAAAATATGTAGATGATAATGCAATAAGTAGTCCTTTGACTACTAAAGGAGATTTATTTGGATATAGTACTGTAGATGCAAGAATTCCTATAGGTACTGATGATTATGTATTAACTGCAGACAGTACTGAAGCATTAGGTGTTGCATGGAAAGCAAATCCTGCTGGTTTTACTGATCCAATGACTACTCGTGGAGATATTATTATTAGAAATTCTTCTAATGTTACTGACAGATTAGCTATCGGTACTACAGGCCAAGTACTTACAACTGACGGGACTGACATTTCGTGGGGTAATGCGGGTACAGGTACTGTATCTAGTGTAGCTGCAGGTAATGGTTTAGATTTTACAACTATTACTACTACAGGTAGCGTTACACTTGGAACTCCTAGCACACTTACAAACGCAACTACTAACGCTGTAACAAGTACAAGTCATACACATGATATTACTACAGCAAATTTAACAGAAACTACTAGTTCTGTACTTACAATTACTGGTGGAACTGATTGTTTACTTGGTTCTGGAACAACTATTGAGGTTGACCAAGCTGATACAAGTAATGATGGTTATCTTTCTAGTACTGATTGGAATACATTTAATGGTAAACAAGATAGTCTTACTTTTGGTATAGCTGATACAAACGCTGTACAAATTGATAGTGCATCTGTTGCAGACAATGAATATGCAAGGTTTACTGCAAGTGGTCTTGAAAGTCGAAGTGTAACAGAACTAAGATCAGATATTAATGTTGAAGATGGTGCAGATGTAACTGATGCTACAAACGTTGCTGCATCTGGAGCTATTATGGAAACTTTAGCAAATGCTAAGGGAGATATTATTGCTGCTACTGCAAACGATACAGTTACAAGATTAGCAGTTGGTACTGATACATATGTGCTTACTGCTGATAGTGGCGAAGCTACAGGTATGAAGTGGGCAGCCGCTGGAAGCGGTAGTGGAGATGTAGTTGGTCCAGGAAGTTCAACAGATGAAGCAATTGCACGTTTTGATAGTACTACAGGAAAACTATTACAAAACTCACAATATACAACTATTAGTGATACTGGTACAATTACTATTACTCCAAACGGAACTAATAAAGGAATTTATGTTAACCAAGCAAATGCAGAATATGGTATTCATGTTAATAGTAGTAATGTCGGTTCATCAGATCCATGTATTAGAACAGATTCAATTAATCAACCAGGAGCATATTTCTTAAACCCATCAACAAATACTGCTAAATTGGCTGATAATGCTGCAAGTTTAACTGGATCAAATTATTTTTATAGAAATCTACCTTCCGCCTCTACTGGAGGTTCAGTTGTATTTATTGAACAAGATAATGCTAGTGATGATCAACCAGGAATTAAAATCCAACAAGATGGTACAGCTGTAGCGTTAGAAATTGATCAAAATACTACATATGGAGACATTCAGTTAACTAATCGTGGTGCTGCACCTAGTAGTGGTACAGAAGGTCAAATAGGTTATTATAATGATAGTTTATATTTAAGAACAAGTTCGAGTTGGGTAACTGTAGCTGGTACTGGTTTAGTTGATCCAATGACTACTCGTGGCGATATAATTATTAGAAATTCTTCTAACGTAACTGATAGATTAGCCGTTGGTACAAATGGTCAAGTATTAACTACAGACGGTACAGATGTATCATGGGGTTCAGCTGGAACAGGAACAGTTACAAGCGTATCTGCTGGTGATGGTTTGGATTTTACTACAATTACAGCAACAGGTTCTGTTACTATGGGTACACCAGGAAGTATTACAGATTCAAGTACAAATGCTGTTACAGCTACTAGTCACACACACGCAGTTGATGAAGCATCTCTTACCCAAAAAGGTATAATTGAAGTTGCAACCCAAGCAGAAGTTGATACTGGTACTGATACTTTACGTTCAGTAAGTCCAGATACGTTTGAAAATGCATCTAAATGGGATGATAAAGCTGATGATGAATTAACTCTTAACGATCAAACTGGTACTACTTATACACTTGTAGCTGGAGATCAATCAAAATTAGTTACACTTTCTAATGCAAGTGATATTACAATGACAGTACCACCAAACAGTTCTGTAGCTTTCCCTACAGGTACACAAATTTTACTTTATAATAAAGGTGCTGGTCAAGTAACAGTTGCTCAAGGTTCAGGCGTAACAGTTAATACAAGTGCAACATTATTACTACGTGCACAATATTCAATGGCGACACTTATAAAAATAGCAACAGATACATGGATACTCTCAGGAGATCTGGAGGCGGCATAAGTGATTAGAGGATTAGTTGGGGTTATAGCAACTCAACAGGTATCAACTTCTGCTGCGGTATATGGTTACGCTGCTGGAGGTTGGGTAGGGAGTCGATCTAATGCAATACAATATTTTAATACTAGTAGTACCACTGGTAATGCTACAGATGGTGGTGATCTTACTGTTGCTCGTAATACTGATGGTGCAGCTGGTAACGGTATAGCTTTTTTTGGCGGGGGCGTAACGTAGATGGCGTTTTCAAATGTAATAGATTATCTTACTCTTACTAACAATACAGGTAATGCAGCAGATAAAGGAGATTTAACAGCAGCTAGAGGATACTTAGCAGGTTGTGGTGGATCAGATTATACATTTTTCGCTGGAGGAGATGAGGGTGGTGGTACACACTCTAATACAATTGAATATATTTCTTCGAGTACTTCATCTGGTAATAGTACAGACCGTGGTGATTTAGATGTAGCTAAATATCAATTAGCAGCGGGTACTGGTACAACTTATGGTTTTTTTGCTGGAGGTACATCTAATAGTGATGTTATTCAATATATTACAATGTCTTCCACCTCTGGTAATGCTTCGGATAAAGGAGATCTTACTACTGGGCGTAACAATCTTAATTCTGCAGGTAATGATGACCGTATATTTTGGGCAGGAGGATCTAGTACTTTAAATGTTATTGATTATAGTACAACCACTTCAAGCACATCTAATGCAGTAGATAAAGGAGATTTGACAGTAGGTAGACGTGGATTAGCTGGTGCAAGTGGTGATACAAATGGTTTTTATACTGGGGGTTATGTATCATCTATTCAAAATGTGATAGATTATACTAACTATACCACATCAACTGGTAACGCTACAGACAAAGGAGATTTAGCAATGACAACAGTAGACCATGGTGGTTCTCCAAACAATTAGGTGATTTTATGACTGTATATATAGTAAAATATAAATTAAACAAGGATGGTACAATTCCAAGTTATATTCGATCTGGGGGCTATTTTCCAGATGGTGACGAATTATATGGACTTACTAAAAATCTTAAGACAAAACCTACAGACTGTACTATTATAGACTTGTCTGGACTTAATAGTTTGATTAATGATACTGAAATGCTTAAACCAGACTTTAGTAAAACAGATGGAAGTCAAATAGCTTTAACTACAACTGAAAAAGCTGAATATAAACAATACATACTTTCAAAAATAACTGAGTTTGAAAAAGAAGAGGAAGTTTAAATGGAAACTACAAAAGAATTTTTAAAATCTATGAATATACCTTCACTTAAAGAATGTGATAAAAGACATCAAGATGTAAAAGATGATATATTAGAAATGGGTCAGCTTAAATCTAATCTTGATATGGAAAAGTTTACTATGATGAAAGAAGGATCATTTATTGCACACCAGTTTCATTTTGTAATGCGACAGTATAGATTTGCTTTATATGAACTAAAAAGAATGCATTATGATAGGTTACAACATGAAAGAAATATTAAACGATTTGAAAAAATGATCGAAGAAAATACAGAATTTATTGAAATTATAAGAGATAATAATACTACTTTTGTTGATCTTGATATTGAAATAGAAAAGTTGAAAAATAATATATTTGAACTTGAAGCAAATATGGTAAACAAAGCTTGTATGGTAAACTATTTTGAAATACTTAGACAAGATATGATTAAACGTAACGGTGGAAAAGCTCCAACAAATGAACAATACCAATTAGAAGAACCAAAATATTATGAATGGTTTGTTAATAACAAAATGATTAATCAAGTAAATGCAAGAACGACTGGAATAAATGAAGGTGTATGGGAACTTATCCAACATCTCGAAGAACAATCTCCACACAATCCAAACATGAAACTAGATATATTAAAAGATACAAAGATACCTATACCTGGACAATTACAAAAATATTTGGAAAATAATTTAAATAAGTTGAACAAAGAACGTGGATTTAACAAAAGATTATTAGAGGATTAATATGGCTTTATATGCAACCTTTAAATATGGTGACGGAACTAAGTATGGTAGCTCTGCTCCTGTATATAGTACAACTAAACCAGTTGCATTTATAACAAAAACAGTACCACAAGCTGTAATTTATAACCAACGTCCACAGATCGAGTTTGCTGAGGTGTCATGATGAAAAGGTATCAATACGTTTATGGGGGAATTGCTTTTATTATAATCTCAGTTTTACTTTATTTAATATTTCATTATTATGCAAAACAAGATTTGTATGTAAACTATTTATCAGCTACAGTAATTTTAGCTAGTATAGTAAAAATTTATGTAGTTAGAGATTCTGTAAACGTTTCAAAACAGTTAGAACAAAAACAAGATCAAATCTTACAACTAGAAAACGAAATTAAATCCAAAGAACAAGAAATCGAAAATATATTACTTAAAGAACATATAATTAATAATAAGGTGTCGTCATGAGTATACAAGTAAAAGTACAAAATGCGTCTGTATTTGGTCAGGAAAAGACTTTATTAACAGCCGCAGCAACAGCAGCAGATACAACACTTACAGTTGATTCAACCGTAGGATTTTCAGCAAATGATTACATTGTTGTCGGAACAGAAGGGAATGATACAACTGAACTTATCCAAATAACTAGTGTTGATGACGATACTACTATGACTATACCTGCATTAGACTTTAATCATGAACTAAGTTCAAAGATACAAAAAAGTAATTATAACCAAGCATTACTTTATAGTTATTCTGATACAAGTGGTACAGCTGAAACCTTAATAGATACTCAGACAATAGATTTTCAAAATTATCTTAACATTACTTTAATGACTGATACTGGAAGTTCATCTGGACTTTATTATAGGGTTATATTCAAAAATTCTACTACTAGTGCAACTTCAGATTATTCTGCATACCTTGACGGAGATACTACTAAATATTGTACTATTGAAAGCGTCTACCAAAAATGTGG